TGGGAAGGTAATAACGTTGTTGGAAAAGCACTAATTCTTGACACACCGATGGGTAAAATAGTGAAAGGTCTCGTTGAAGGTGGAGTTAAGCTTGGTGTTTCAAGTCGTGGTATGGGTACTGTTGAGCGTAGAGAAGATAAAACATATGTTAAAGATGATTATATTCTCAACACTATTGACATCGTTCAAGATCCATCTGCACCATCTGCTTTCGTTGAAGGCATCATGGAAGGTGTTGAATGGGTGTGGGATAATGGCTTTTTAAAGCCTCAACAAATTGAAGAATATGAGACAGAGATCAGAAAAGTATCTTCAGACCGCCTTTCTGAGGCGCAAGAAAATGTTTGGCAAGATTTCCTCTCCAAACTCTAATCTAAAAAGAAAGTAAAATAAATGTCAGATACACAAGAAGATATTATCGAAGACATCACTGAAGATGCTTTGCTTGCAGATCAGGAGCTTGTGCAGGATACTGCCGAAGAAGTTACTGAAGAACAAAGCTATTCTGATGCAATTAAAAACGTTCTTCTCGGAGAATCTAAGTCAAAGAAAGAAATGGCTCATTCTAAAAAGAAAGAGGATGAAGTTGAAGAAGAAGACGAAGATGACGAAGACGAGGACGAAATGGATGAAGGCTATATGAAAGCTTCTAAGTCTAAGAAAAAAGAAGGCGCTCACGGAGATGACGATGACGAAGACGAAGACGAAGAAGAAATGGAAGAAGCTGCATCCAAAAAGGAAATGGTTCATTCTAAAAAGAAAAAGGATGAAGTAGAAGAAGAAGATGATGAAGACGAAGATGAAGATGAAATGGAAGAAGCTGCTAAACCACCTACACCTACTGGTGATCCTGAAACTGCGGTCACAGTAAAAGATGGTGAGAAAGAAGCTGAAGAAACTGCTAAATCAATCGAAAAATCAGAGCCAAAACCAGTTGCTCAACCAAAAGGTGGAAATACAAAGGTAAAAGGAACTGATGAAGAAGACGCAGTTGCATCAGTTAAAAAAGCAGCAGATACTGCTCCAAGTGCAAAACAAGAAGATCTTGATCTCCTTATTGCAGCTGAGGCAAATCTAACAGAAGATTTCAAAGCAAAAGCGTCTGTATTATTCGAAGCAGCGGTATCTCAAAAGATCGTTGCTGAAAAAGCACGTTTAGAAGAAACTTACGAGCAAAATCTTATCGAAGAAGTTACTGAAATCAGAGAAAGCCTTATTACTAAGATTGACGACTATCTTAATTATGTCGTTGAGTCATGGGTTGAGGATAATCAAATTGAAGTTGACTCAAAACTTCGTACAGAAATTGCTGAAGGTTTTATAAGTTCTCTTAAAAATCTATTTGTTGAAAGTTACATTGAAGTACCTGAAGCAAAAGTAGATTTATTTGACGAACTAGAAAAAGAATCTGCTACTATTAAAGAAAATCTCGAAGTAGCTAATAGCGAAATAAGCACTCTTTCTGAAAAGCTTGAAGTT